CCATTTGATATCTAAAAATTGCGACTCTAATCAGGACCTCAAAGAGGACCTCGAGACGCACGCCTCGAGGCTACCTGAATTTAGAGCGAAACTCTGTTTCAAATGTCATCGAGACTCACGTCTCACACTCACGTCACAATGAGTGCTGCTTCTAAAGCGATTATGTTTAAACCTATGATAATTTAATTTTAAGTGGATGGATCGGGTTCGGATTGATCGTAGTATATCGGAGGCATACCAGTCCAAAAATAGACTTGGAAATCTTCTCCTGCTGCCACATACCAATCACACCAGCCATCAGTCTTTGCATCACAGGTCGCTGTCACCTGGAATGCGTTACACCAGGCATCTGCGCCTGACAAATTCTCAGTTTTGGATATTCCATACCGAAACAGCATTTGGTAAGGAACTTCGAAAGATAGGATATCATTCACCACGGCAGTAGTGAGTGCCATACCATCAGAACCATGTGGACATGATTTGCTTTGCGGTCCAGTGATACCGTTAAACCTTGCCACGCTCAAATTTGAAGGAGCAGTGATAGGTTCCACGGTGTTGGCATATCCATCCTGAGCCACTCTCTGGGCCACCAATAGCAGGCGAGAATCGGCTTCACCCACTCCCACTGGAACTATTCTGTGCCGTATGGATCCGCGCCAACCAGCAAAACACATAGTGATAAACTGCAAAACCGAAGTCCATGCATAGTTGTAAGGACCATCAACTGAAACATCAACAGCACCGTTAGCTGCACCTTTCAAGTACGGGAAAGAGTTACGCCTTGCGGTGTAAGCATTCAATCCTGTACCAGAGAATGTGAAAAGCGTCGAGTGTTTGTTGTACCTTCGGATGAGTTGTCTAAATGAACCAATGCATTCACCAGCATACACTGCAGTTATTTCGTCCACTGTTTGTTTATCCGTAGAAAGTGGCTGAGACTCCTCGGAAACTGGCTCAGAAGGGCGCGATGCATCAGGCACCTTGGATAAATCCATGTCAGACTGTGGCACAAATTCATAATGACTGATATCATCCCAAGGTGAAAACACTTTAAAGTCGTCGCCCGCACTCACGAACATGTTGATTTGGACATCACTTGCCACAACCGTATTAGGTGTTACTAGCTCGTTCACAACATAAATACCGACTACACCATTACTAGGTCGGTAGTTCGTCAGTCGTGTAGGCCCATATGTGAATGAAGGAAGCTCAACGGCAGGCCGAGGTATAGGGAGAATTCCACGTTCCTGTCCATTTGTTATGGATACCGTGAAGTCCTGTTTCTCTGCCACATCTATGATCTCCTGATAATTCACATTATACTCAGCATCTGGACTCAAGTAATTTGGATCATACACTACTCTGAGTCGTCCCCGATGAAACGCACTGCACACGATCTGAAACCGTAGTTTGATGGTGCCCGTCCAATATTGAAAAGGAAGAGCAGCTACAGCCAAAGCAGGCAGGTGTAATTCAGGGGGCGAAGTTGAAGCACGCGCATATATTGAAGGGTGCACTCGTGTATTCCAGATAAGCTGATCTGGCGCAGCATCAGTCGGCCATTCAAATGTTGTTACATAAGATTCGCGTTGGGCTATGCTGGCAATGGACATGGGATCAGAGGACATTATCCCCGCTATTTCAGACCCCATTCCAAGACCTTGCTTGTCATCCACAGTGAGCTTGTTCACCACATCCGGCACTGTACATAGAGCCATGGATGCAGTGTTATGAGGCTGCATAGGGTCGGGAGCCCGTGTCACTGGGGGCCGCGAATATCCCATGACCTTAGCCACTGATGCAACCATTGATGCGCCAACTTCTGTCGCACTAGCATACGGCGACAGAGATGGTATCTTCTTCAACCGTGCTGCAGCAGACGCCAAAGATGTTGCTGGACCAGATATCATCCCAGTCTTGTTCGCTTCGTCCGTTTCATCACCACCACTCAGTTTCATATCTGCCTGAGGTACGAGACCTTCAGCATCAACAGACGTAGGCACTGCCAGCTCGACATCCTCAGCCCACGCGAAAGTAGTGATAGTTACTGCATCTGTGCCACCGTTGGCATGAGCTAGCTCATTTATGCTACGCAACACAACTGTGCCTAATTTGTTCCATGCTCCATCTGTAGTGTTGATGAAGTCATAGTAATACATGAACGGAAGGGTCAATGTGCCACCAGTCGAAGTGGTCGGGTCTATGAAGACATGAGGAAGCTGAGAAGCTTGCACAATGTCTTCTTTAACAGTTGAACGATTCTGCGACAAATCATCCCAAAATTCGTGAGGGAGATACGAAGCAATTGCTCTTCCATAATAGAATCCATTACCATTTATCACAAACTTCAATTTAAGAGTTGCCCTCATTATATTGTAGTTGTTCAACCGGTTTATGACACGCTTGTTCTTGAAAAATCGAGTCCAAGGGTCAAATTGATGGTGCGTGTTAGCGTTGACTTGCCAGTCCCGAGTATCAATTTTTATAGGGCGTGAGAGAAAATCTTTCAGCCCCACATCGTCTGAATATCGGGACGTTCGAGTATTATCAGATCCAGTAGTTACAATGTAATCCATGGCCCCAGGAGACCCATCGGAAAACGTCATTGTTTGCTGCTTAGCGTTCGCATCTGCTGGGTGTATAGCAGCTTCTGGCATATCAGCTTCTGGGACAAGAAACACATCTTCGTCAATCTCATCTTTCCAAAAATATTCATACACATTTTTACAAAATTTACATTTACATATATAGTTATTTACATTATTATTATTATTATTATTAGTAAGCTACAAAAGTCTGTTGGAGGTGACTGCTCAATCAATCTCCGACTCTTCACGAATTACTCACTCTCGCGCTCTCCAGTACAATATCGCGGAATCTTGTACGTGCCATGAAAGAGTGGTTGTTTGCCTAACCTGGGTTGTCTCCCTGGGGACTGTTTAACGCCGCCGTGGCGAGGCCTCTCTACCATCCGTGTTCTGACAGATATTGAACCTGTGGGGCATACGTTTCGTGCCAAGCTATCAAGCGTTCATCAAATGTCATTGACACCTGATGTCTGCAAGATGACCACATATCGAACTCCTGTGCTATGGTCCTCATGGCCTCCTGGTGTTTATTGTAAAATTCTCTGCCATGATTGAAGGCTTCATACATGGATCCATTGATATTTTCGATTGTCAACTCGTGCAGGTTGAAGTGGTGTTCTTTGTCCCACAAAACCATACACAATGGTTTATATATTGAATTAACATCTAGAGCACCAAGATGGTGCCCGCATTCGTGAACCACATTGAAATTCCGTTTTAGAAAATCCAAATCATTGTGGTTCAAAAACTCGGGAACTACGGAAGACTTCGCGGGATCAGTATACTTGATGCCAAATTCTCCACAAATATTGGCAATTACTGTCATGTTGAACCAATCACACTCTGGGGACACAGAACCTGCACTATCGTCACCATACGTCAGAAAAGCTACCATTGTCTGGAAAGGGGGAATGTCGTCGGAGGACCCCGTCTTCCTGATGTAGGACAAGTAATACACACACCTGTGGATAATAGAATTTCCCAATCCATTCACATCAGCGGTTATGGGTATTCCACTAGGAAAATCTCCTGTTCGCATCTGCAGAATATCTCCAAAATAATCAATTGTGGGGTAAACAACATCCAAACTCCATGCATCAAATTGTCGGCAACGCCTCTCCAATTCTACTTGCTCCAAATCCCAGTACCTCAACATGCAGCGCTTGTAAATACTAAGAGCGTATTTCAAGACGGAGGTAGGCATTCGCTTGTCGTACTTGCTAAAATCACCTGCTATGAGACGATCAAGTCCAAACTGTGTGATTCGAGAGTACAAGAGCGTTCCGTCAGGGCCGTGGCAATTGGCACCCACTGTACATTCTGAAGCATTGGTGATAAGGCGGAGGAAGGATGACGTCTTGAGTGTCAGTTCTCTCCCCACCATGGTTATGGGCATAGGGGCAACTTCAAAGACACGTGCTTTCTTCTTCAAGTGGATTTCGTCTTTTATGCACGAGGTGAAAACGGGATGTATAGGATGTCCATCACTATATGCAACATCAATTTGGTCCAACAATTCATGAATGTCTTTGTTCACGTCCCAAATAGGACCCTCATACTCTGGGTAAGGTTTGTACGCAGGATCGTGATTTTGAAACATGTCCTTGTACTTTTTCCCTTCCAAGGGTTTACCCCACACTGACTGGCGGTTTAGTGGTTCCTCAAACTTCTTGCCCGTTCCATTGATCACCTCAAAGCGAGTGCAGGGTCCATGTTCATGATTAGACATGTCCCCGGCCTCAGAAATAGTGGACCACAAATCCTCAACAGCCCATTTCAGGGCATCAGGAGGAAAATCTTCACCTGAGACAGCAAACGCATCCGCATTTGTCTGAGGCCCATACCACTTTGGCTTTGACACAGGAGGAACATACTTTGTGTGATCCACACCACATTCCCGTGAAACAGCTTCTGCAATTGGGGTGTGAACTGCGTTGCTCACAAATGTACTAGTCCGACCTGTTGTACCCAATACGGAAAATTGTGCTCCATCCCCAGTGAAACGGATAGGGGATTTGTAATGTGGCTCTTGTTCGGGCACGAAACCTGCAATTTTCTCCACAAAATTGAGAGAGCCTTCCTTAGTGTATGGTGTGGCTGATATATCTTGCTTCACAAAGTAACTTATAGCGTTAGTCAAATCAGCTTGAGTCACAATCGCAGCAACACACATAGTGTTCCGCAATTCACTCCCTGCTGTATGAATCCCCATAATGTGAGATTGGGCACCCTGCGAGACGATCATAGCACCACACAATCCTTTATAATGGTTCTCACGCTCATAAGTAAAGCCCACGTATGGATCCACAGAAGGTACATTGATTGTGCGTTGGTGGGACGTCGTTACCACTACTTTCTCCACGTCTTCGCGGGGCTTCCGAGACACACAATACGCACTCAAGGGCAAAGATTTACGCTGAATTGGGAAATGCTTGACCATGTTTGGCATTTTACCCGTCTTATCTGCACGAATCACAGCTATATCGGCATCTGGCACTTTGTAATAATTCCTATAATCCACAGCTATGGAGAACTGCGCACCCTTCTTTAGAGGACCACGGGTCATAACAAATTTGAAAATTGCATTTGGATCTCCGTTTGGACCATCAGCCCATTTCCGCATATCCTGGAGATAATGTTCTGCTACCATCATGTAACCCGTATGAAACACAACGCCTTGTATAGTTCCAATGTACTCATCTTTGCCTCGGTAAATGGCTCCAGCATACAATACTCGATCTGTCAATGGTAATAGGTCTGTTGAAGTCGTGGTGCGTGTAGTAGCAGCCAAGTGGCCTTTATCAATCACATCTTTCTCTCGATTCCACGGGTTGACCCCCAAATTACGATAGTAAGGGTCATTCATTGGTGATGGAGAAAACTCCTCACTTTCAGTAGAGAAATCATCCCCCATTTTCCGTACTGATCGAAATAATTGACAAGCCAACACGATCAATCCTGTAACACCTGCTATACGAGCAACATCTACTCGCCTCCAATTGGATGCAAGAAAGATGGCCTCAGAAGTATACAAACACGATGCATGTAACTTCCTGCCTGTGTTCACCAAGAACATTGATCCGGCAGCTGCTGAGAAAAGGCCAGTGAATGCGCACAAAGCTAAAGGAGCAAAGAGTGCCATGGGTCCCATGGTCAAACCAATGGAGAATATAGACCAAAGACTCATATTTTGGTGGCACGCCTCAGTTATCTTCCCTCGATCAGATGGAGTGATTGCATTCCACACAAAGGCGGGCAACCATTCTCTCTCCAGTCGCATCTTAGGCACCCACTTCCATTTGGTATTAAATGCCGCGGAATTGTTCCCCAGTGGAATTATATTATTTTCATCGATCTTGCTGAAATTCTTCCTCTTATTCAGCATAGACATAAGCGCACTGGCCTCCATTTGCAAATGAGAATCTTCTTCGGCATAGAATTGCTCCAAATCATATTGATCTTGTGCAGCCAGCTCCTCTAGAGTTTGGTCATACGGAACTGCCGCATGATTTCGCCCGGGTTTCCCACGATTTCTTCGTTGTCGATTGGCTTCCGAATCATATGCTGTTTGTTGCAACTCATTCATTCGCTCCAGCGCAGGAGAATTAGAAATGAATCTATTCTCACACTGGGTGGACCTCTGCTCCAAGGGGATGGTATCGACTATCTTGACGTACTCGCTCATAGCATCGAATGGGATATGAGATTTCGCCTCCATCGACTTCATTTTCCTCAATTGTCCAGAATAGTGCTCTTTGAAATCTTGAACCATGAACGTGATGAATTCAGTTACTGTCATGTGGTGCTGCCCGTAAATCTGTATTGGGACAGATTCAACTCCAACCTTACCAGGGCGCGTTTCAAACATGTAAATATCAGCAGTCTCATCGAAAGGGCCTGTCAAAATGCCCTTCTCTCGTGCAGCTTCTATTTTACCAGAATCTAGATATATTTGTCCGTTTGAGTTGATGGAACAAAACTCCTTCTTGGGCTCAACGAAAGGTGCCAAACGATATCGACGAGTGAAAGCGCCTATGTCGTTCACACACTGGCCAAGGTGGGGGAATAAGCCATTGCCAGAACACAAGGTTATCAAACCATTCCAGTCAACAAGACCTTTCTCTGCAGCCTGAGGCATGGGAGGATAGTAACGAGCAACATCTGTTACTCTTAACATTTCCTCATATTGCCTACGCAAGACCGCTTCATCCTTGGATGCACCAACATCATTGAAACAACAAACATCCTGGTCAGATTTCGCCTTCGACCAAAATGCGTCTGTGGAGTTTCTATCATACACTTTGCGCTCATCGAATTCTTTCCCTTCAATAGAATTGACACACGCTCGAGCGAGAATGCCCATCAATGTAGATTTTCCACCCCCAGGTGGTCCATTCAGATAGCACGCCCATGGTTGGACTCGGGATGGGGAACGCTCCAACTGGGAGTGAACCTCCAACCTCATGGCTTCAATTTTGATAAGCTGAGTTGCATACAAATTTGATTGGACAGGATTTCTGGAGTTATTGATCAAACGTGACAGACGCGTCACCATATCCATCACATCATTATAGTGCTGATCATCTGTAACCGGTTCTTCACCTTGGCTAAGCAGACCAACAAGAAATTTAGTGTGATTGGATGTTATCCTAGCTATCTCATAAGCCAGACCTCCATTGTCCTTGTCCGCAATAGCAGCCTGCAAATCTCCGGTGTCTATGTATATTGCCGCAGCTTGTGCAACATATTCAATAACATCCAAGATGGCATCCAATAATGAAGAGGAGCTCTTACACAAACCTAAAACACCAGGCATGACTGCATCAGCGACTGTGGCAGTCCATGCGTCTTCGTCAATTTTCACGATTCCAGTGTAACAAAGTACAGACACCAATTTTGTGAAATTTGAAAAGAGCGGGTGAGTTTTTGCATTCCCCCAATTTGATCGCAGATTTTTCATGAACAGCAACCATTCGAATGCAGATTTTGGTTCCTCTTCATCTTTGTTTTCTTCCATGGACAGGGCAGCTTCTTTGCGCAAAAATGCATCCCCAAGGATACCCTTTAGAAAAACCGTAACCTCCTTAAGCACTGTCTTATTATTTTTTAAACGCGGACATAGGTAGATGTACATGATCTGCATGGCTCGTCTCCAGGTGTCAGAAGACATAACCAAATTGATGGTTGCAGCTATCTGGGAGATTTCTAGCACCAAATCAGGCACTTGAGCTTTGAGTGAAGCTCCAACTTGCCGCATGATTTGCCGCTTGACCATGTCCTTGCAAAAATCAATGCCCCCTTCGGGCTGCAAAAACACGTCATTCTCCATGATCGATTCTATTCGTGTGGTCTCGAAGACACGCTTGATGTCCTGGGACATAGGTGCAGCTGGTTGTTTTTGCTCAGTCTGCTTCCAAATTTGATGTCTTTGTCGATCTTTCTTCTGCTTTTTGCGAGTGCGTTTGGGCTGTCGCGCTCGCCTCCCAACCTTCTCATTCAACGGTTGAGAGAGTTTTGATGTATCATCAATGGACGCTAGTGGTTCTGGCCCAATATAATTCATCTGGCTCCATACGAAATGACGCATGGATTCATCAAGTTCTGCACCGCATGCATCCGCATCGGCTAAAAATTGTGCAGCAGTTGCAGACATCAGTCTGCTGGCAGAACTTGGGTTTTGAGTGGGCATCGGCCCTCCACTCGGTGGTGACACTCCCTGAGCGTCTAATGAGTAACTTTTCCCCGTAGGGCGAAGCACAGCCTCATTATTATTACTGTCTTCCATTCTCGTGGCAATTTCTCTAAAACTCATCTTTCATTGTGATAATGCGATGAGTGTTAGAATCCATTCCACGGGTGACCCGTGTTTTGAATTACTTCTAACACTGTGACACAACGACTTTGGTCCGTCAAACGGATTTAATCGCAAAACATTATAACGCCTGCTATTCCCCGGGTATGGGACAGACTTGTAATCCTTTCCTTGCTGGTAGAATCTGCTGTATTGCAGCTTGTAGCTACTAGATCTCAGATCTACAGTGTTCTTTACCAACAAAGCTCAGGCTGTTGAGTCAACATCTGGTTCGGCCCTCTCCCGAAGGAGGTTCCATGGTACGCGTTTTAGATCACGCGCTAACCTCTGAGAACAAAAATTGGGTTATTGTAAAGAGTTTCTCAGACCATTCTTAGGGTACGAGTCTCAATATCGGTACTACCGTATTTGAGACAAGAAATTTGCTCTGAATCATTTTTAAAGCACCATTCTGCAGCAGTTATAGGTGCACTCGTCAAAAAGACGGTGAAAGCTTATGCTTTGATTGCCAAACGAACGCCTTCGTTCTGGCTACGGATTCCAACACGTAATAGTGAAGCATACCGTCATTGTGAATTTATGGTTTTTTATCATAGGTTTTTGTTGTGGGTTAGTCTATTACCCAACATAATACTTTAGAAAAAGTGTGATACAATCCAATAGATTGTAACCTGGTGGTATTCCAGCGCTGTGTCTGCGAGAGACACAACTACAAGTTCCGGCACGGATCCTAAAAGGATCCGTGCC